GCCGGTTGGCGGCCCTGCTGCGGCTGGGTCTGCGCGCTCTCTTTCGGCATGTTCTACCTTGGGTTCCCGCTGGCGCAGTGGATAGGCAAGTTGACCGGTCACGACATACCGATCCCCGATCTCGACATGGACAGCCTGCTCTATGTGCTGGGCGCAATGCTTGGTATCGGAGGGCTGCGGACCTACGAGAAGCAGAGGGGGCTGACAAAATAATGGCCGCGAAATCGAAAGGCATTGGCTCGGTTGCGTGGAAACCGATGCCGGTAAAAAAACGCACCTCTATCGGCTGCAGCACCCGGTCGCGGCCGACCAACAAACAGAAGCGCGCCTCGCACAAAAGGTATCGCGGGCAGGGCAGATGACCTTCGAGGACCGCTTACGCCGCGATCTGGAAGCAGACGAGGGTGTTGTGCTCGGCGTGTACATCGACAGCTTGGGCCACAAGACTTGCGGCATAGGGCACCTGTGCCGGCCCGGCGAACCGGAGTACGACATGGGCGTGGGTTCGGAGATCACCGCGCAGCGCGCCGACGAGCTGTACGAGCAGGACGCAGCGGCCGCGCTAAACGATTGCCGGTGGTTGTTTGCCGACTGGGATAGCCTGCCGGAGGAAGCCCGGCTAGTGCTGGCGAACATGATGTTCAACATAGGCCTCCCGCGCCTGTCAAAGTTTGTGCTGATGCGGCAGGCCGTGGAAGACCGTGATTGGCAAAGGGCGGGGGACGAGATGGAAAACAGCAGGTGGCGCAAGCAAGTGCCAAACCGCAGCTCCCGCCTGATCAGCAGGATGCGGTCCCTTGGCTAGCCCCGGCATAGGCTTAGAGGCAGCGCGGCAGTTCATCGAAACTGTCGAGGACTGCCTCAGGGAAGGCTACACACCGCCGGGTATGGTACGGCGGGGAAAGAGCGGCGCGCTGAGCGAGGCGTGCTTACGCCTCAACATACCGTCCGGGTCTGCCAATTCCAGAAGGCAGTCCGCTGAGCGCGCCGCCGGCAGGCAGATAGATTGGTCGCTGTTTAACCCGAAGGCTGACGCCCTGTCGAATGCCCCTCTGGTGCAGCTCCCGACGTTCCCGGACGACGACATCAGCGCAGAGGAGATCCTGAACCACCTCTCGAAAAGGTTCGAGAAGAAGCTGGAGAACGAGAACGCCAAGCACTGGTTCACGGTTCAGGTCAACAGCACGTTGCCGGTGGGGTTCGCCGTTGTCGGTGATCCGCACCTCGGCACCCACTGCAACATCCCGCTGCTCAGGTCTCACATCGATATCATGTCCAAGACCGAGGGCATGATGGTGGTGAATATAGGGGACACCGCCGACAACTGGGGCCGGCTGGTTCACCTGTACGCCGAGGACGATATCAGCAGGCCGACCGAGCGGAAGCTGGCGCGGTGGTTCCTGAAGGACGCAGGCATCCCGTGGATAGTGTGGCTGCACGGCAACCACGACACCATGCATAGCGAGTTCTCCACGTTCCTCAAATCAGAGAACGTGGCGCAGATACCGATGATCGACTGGCGCGCCAAGTTCAAGCTGAGGTTCCCCAACGGCGGTGAGGTAAAGGTAGACGCCGCCCATAACCACAAGGGCAGCTCGATCTACAATCGCCTGCAGGGGCAGAAGCGCGCAGCCCTGTGGGACGAGGACGCCGACATCTACGTCGCCGGCCACCACCACACATGGGCGCTGAGCCACGAGGAGCTGGACGACGGCCGCGTCGTCTGGATGGGGAGGGCGCGTGGCTACAAGTGGATCGACGAGTTCGCTACCCGGCACAACTTTCACCGCGACGAGCACGGTGCCACCATCCTGTTCGTGATCGACCCCGGGGAGGAGAACGCCGTCAGGAGGATCAGCGCGTTCGCCGATCTGGAGGAGGGCGCAGACTTCCTGACGTGGAAAAGAAAAAGGGCAGCCCGCTAAGGGCTGCCCAGTTGCCGGTTCGGAGAGGAGGCTCCGCGCACCCGGTCGCGCTAAACCAGCTTCGTTATACACTCAGGACCGAAGCCGCTGTCAATGCTCTCCGGCCGGGTCAGGGCGCGACCGCAGCGGCCGCACTTACCTTCGTGCCGGATCTCCAGCGCCTCGGGGATCTTGCCCTCGAAGAGCTGGTTGAGGGTCCAGTCCATTGCGCGGAACGACGGCGCTTCCGGGTGGCCCTTCTTGCCGCCGACAAGGCGGAACGAATTGTCCGGGCGGATGAAGCCGAGGAACATCCAGTCGCCGTTCCAATCGTTGTTGGGGCCGGCAAGAACCTTGACGAACAGGATGCTGCGGTCGGTCTCGCCGGTCTCGCGGTTCTTGGGGGCGTCCACCTTGAAGGTGAACGACTTGCCGCTGACCTTGCTGGTCAGCGTGAAGCGGGCCTTGCCGGCGAGGATGAAGTCGATGGCGGTGTTGGCTTCGGTGAACATCTGAAGGGCTCCTTGGTTGGTTGGTGCCCCCAGTATATGGGGGATTGTCAGTCAATGACAACCCCCCATCTGAATTATTTTTGCAGGGTCTCCGCAAACGCCCTCAGCTCCTCGACCTTGTCGGCCGGAACCCAGACCGGAACCCGCTTAAAGCCAGCCTCGATCTTGCGCTTCTCGTATTCCTTCTGCCTCTCGGCTGCCGATTTAGCCATCGTGCTTTCTCCTGTCTTCCTCGTCTAGCGCCATGACAATCGTGCGCGCATAGCCGGCGATATCTATGGCGCTGTCGAGATGGCCCGGCGTAGCGATCAGCCGCGCCATCTTGATTGCTATCAACGTGAGGGCGCAGCGCACCGCAGGGTGCGGGCACTCAGCCACCACGTCCATGATGGCCTGCCCCCTCGAAAAGTTATCGAGGGGGTGGCCGTAGTTTACCTCGCGCCGCTGCGTTACGTCGGCGCAAGCCGCGTCGAACTCGTCGGTGCGGGTCATCGAAACAGACCAAGCTGCTCGGGGTTGGCCTTCAGCCACGCCTCTCGGCTCAACAGGCCTCCCTGCCCGGGGGTAGCGCAGCGAACGGCGACGTCGATCCGGCTTTCCGCGCTGTTTCTTGGCCAGCTCTCGGCCATGATTTCGTAGATAGTGCGGTTGATAGCTTTGAGGCTGGCCTCGATATCGATGCCGCCGCTCTTTTGGTGGACAAGGCAGCTTTCGCTGTGGCTGAGGCGGTGTTTGTGTCGAACAGCCGCCGGCTTTCTCACCGTCAATTTCGCCATGGCCATTTCTACATACAACTTGCGGAGCTGTCGCTCCATGAGGTCAACCCGCTCCGCCAATTCCTGCAGGTCTCGTTTAATCTGTGCGTTGAACATGTTGGTCTCCTCTAACCTAGCCTGCCCCAGTGATCACCAACGCCTCCCTCAACCAGTCTGTCCGTCGGGGCTCCGGGGAACAGGTCGAGGTAACCGGCGGTCATATCCTCCTGCATAAGCCGGAGGCATTCCTGCGCGTCTGAGGCCGCAGCCTCGTCGATCAACGCGTCGTGGATCGTGGAAAGTATCAGTGTCTGCCGCTGCTGTCTAGCCTGACGCTGCGTGTCCAGCGTCTGCTTGTGGCGGGAGATGGCGCGGGCCATGACCGACAGGGCGGCGCGCTGCACCGGATAGTTCGCGCACTTCGGCAGGTCAGGGTTCTTGCCCATGTAGATGGTGCCGCCGTCGACGCACCGAATGTATCGCGTCTTGGCGGCCTGCTCCGTCATCACGTTGCGGTAATCGAACGCGTTGCTGTAACGCTCGGACCAGAAGTCGATGTACTTCTGCGCCTTGGTGCTCGATGTCCGCATCGTGACGGACAGGCCGCCGGCACCGGACCCGTAGATGATGCCGAAGCTGACGGCCTTGGCTGCGGTGCGCGCTGCCTTGCCCTCCGGCGTCGACTTGTCGATGGTGTGGCCGGCAATGACGGACGCCACCTCGGCGTGCACGTCGCCGTGCACAACGTCGTGCAGGAGCTGCTCGTCCTCCGACAGCAGGGCAAGGACGCGCAGCTCGATGCCGCTGTAGTCCAAGCTGACCAGCTTCTTGCCGGGTGGCGCGATGAACGAGGACCGCACGCTGGTGCGCTCGCCGAGCAGGTCGAGGTCGCGCGGGATCTGCTGCAGGTTCGGGCCCGTCGACGAAAACCGGCAGGTCTTCGCCGCTCCGATGTTAAACCGGCAGCGCACCCGGTTGTCGTCGTGCATCTGCGCCTTGTCGGCCAGCGTGTCGCCGAAGCTGCTGAGGTACTTCGACATCTTCTTGTAGTCGCGCAGGGCGTCGACCAGCGTCGTGATCGGGTTCTCCCCGAGGTGCGCGTAGAAGTGCGCGCCGACCTTCGACAGCGTGCTGCCGGTCATGGACAGCGTGCCGGTCTTCTCGGTGCGTGGCCACTTCGACAGGATGTTGTCGGGCATCTCGCGGGCAAAGAAGTCGCCCCACTGCATGTCGCTCTGGATGTTCGCCACCTCGCTGTCGGGCACCACCTTACGGATCAGGCCGACCTTGCTGTCGGCCATCTCTGCCCAGTGCTTGGCGAGCTGGCGGTGCCGGCGGATATCGATCAGCATTCCGCTGTCCTCCATCTCGATCACCGCCGGCACCATACCGTCGAGCAGCTCCCAAGCCCGCAGGTGCCGCTCGTCGGATTGCTTCATCCAATGCTGGAACAGATCCCATGTGTCGACCGCGTCCTTGAATGCGTAGTCGAGCTGGGATTGTGTCAGCTCTGACGCAGCCCAGTTGCTGGTCTGCTCCGTCTTGTCCATCTCCCGGTTCAGATCCCACGCCACAACCTGCTTCAGACTGTAGCGGCCGCCGCCGAGGATGGCGCGGCGCAGGAACCCGACATCCCGGCAGCGGGTTTCCGGGTAGCCGGCGGCAATGAACCACCGCAGCTCGAACCCGCTGTTGAATACGATCCACTCCCCCCGGCTGAACATGCCCGCGCAGGCCTCAAATCCGCCCCGTAGAGCGTCGAAGTCCACGACGGCACCCCGGGTACCATTGAACAGGCTGACGAGCCTCACACGGCCATCCTCGGGCCGCAGAGAGGTGGTCTCGAAGTCGAGCGAGCAGAAGCCGTCGCCGATGGCATCGACATACTGCTGCAGCTCTTCGGTATCTGTGATCAGGCTGTGCATGGTTTTCCGTAACCTTTGCGTAACAGGGCAGCCGCCGCCCGTCCCGTAACAGGCGGCGGCCTCCCCCCTACTTCAACTTCTTGGGCTGCTTGCCCGCGAGCAGGTCATCGAGGCTGCCGCCGGCGAAGAACGCCTGCGCCGCCTCACGGGTAACCCACGCCACAATCGGGAACGTGGGCTTCCAGTTCGTGTGGTCGTTGGCGGTGAAGCTCTCCGACGAGAACTTGATCACCGGCACCGACGGCTGCCCCCGCTTCACCTGAGCGGAGACCTCGGCCAGCACGCCCTCGATAGAGTTGCGAGCACCGGCTGCGTTGGACGAGAACTTGTAGTTCCCGGCGCTGCCGTCGAGCGCAACGCAGCCGAAGCCGCGCAGTGGCTTCCACCCGTCGCCCTCCTTGTAGGGGCCGTGGTCCTCAAGGTGCTC